CCTGGATTGAAAGGTGCAACAAATGGAGCGGCTTTGACTGCAATATCTGCTACCTCATTAGGAATTAAATTACGAACAGTTTTTTTAAACTTTTCACCACTTTTTAATTCATTAGGTATTACATCATCAACAATTTTATCTTTTGTTTTTTGAAACCAAGATCCTATTCCCATTTTAATATACCTTTAGTAAAGAAAAATTATGCTTTTTTAAGTTCATCTATTTCTTTTTTAAGATCTTTAATAGCTTGAACTAAAATTGGTATAAGTTTTCCTGGTGCAGCCTCTAATTTATCAGGGTTGTTTTTTAAAACTAACCGTAAACTATCCTCTATACCATGTTTTTGTTGAACTTCGTCTAGTTCTTGTGCAATAAATCCAAATTCTTTAACGTCTTTTATAGCACCATCTCTAGTGTCCCATACAAACTTAACAGGTCTTAAATCGTTAATAACATCTAAACCTACGTTTAAATCTTCAACATCTTTTTTATCTCTAGCATCAGATAGAGAAGTAATTGATGTTTGTTGACATCTTAAAGTTGTAATATTAGGGTTTCCTAAAGTAATTTCGTTACTAATGGTATTAGAAGATTGTACAGCATTAGAACCTATAATAATATTATTGTCTCCAGTCGTTAGACCATTCCCAGCACTTCTTCCTATACAAACATTCTGTGCACCAGTTGAAATATTATTTCCAGCAGATTGTCCTATTGCTACATTAACAATACCTTCTGCTACTGGTAATGCTGAATCACCTATCGCAACAGAACCCCAAGCATTTACAGATGAGTTCATTGCCTCATCACCAATTGCTACGTTTTGAAAACCACCGGACATATTGTTTAATGCTCGATATCCAATTGCTATGTTTTGTATTTGGTTTCCACCATTTTCTAAGGCTTCAGTACCTATTGCAATGTTGTGATCACCACCATCTCCTAGATTCATAGCTTTAGAACCTATAACAACGTTTTCTACTCCAGTCGTATTAGTTTTATGAGCTTGAAAACCTATTATGGTATTATCATTTGTTGCATCGCTACTGAATCCAGCTTCGTAACCCATTGCTACACATCTTTGAACATTCTGACCATTTGTTACTGCCCGTGCACCCACAACCGTGTTTTGTCCAAAAACATTGTTTTGCAACACATCAGCTCCAACAATTGTGTTACTAGCACCTGCACCACTACCAGAATTTGCACCTACAATTGTAGTTCTACTACCACTTGTTAAAGTAGCATTATTACCAGCTGCACTACCAATGACAGTGTTAAGTCCTCCAGATATGCTTCCACCAGTAAGAGCATTATTACCCATAATAACATTGGTTGTAGCTCCTGTTGGATAATTAGCATTAAGTTTAATAGTTTGACCTGTATCAATATCTAAAGAACCTGTAAAAGGATCTTGACCTGTATCATCTTGAAAAGTAACATTTCCAGCGCCATCAGTTTTTAAAACTTGATTAGCTGTTCCATCTGAAGTTGGAAGTGAGTACGCTCCATTTACATTAACAGTTCCTGTTGTTTGAATACCTGTATTATTTGTAGAAAGTTTTATATTTCCATCATAATATAAATCTACACCAGCTGTTCCTTCAGGAGCGTTTATTATATTTGCAGTTCCAGCAGCGTTTTGAACAACTAAATTATTTGTGTTCATTATTAAACTTCCACCACCACTTTCTTTTATAAAAGAATGATTGCTTACGCTATCATGATAAATTCGTAAATCTGTTCCATCGCCAAATTTTGCTTCGTCATTATCAGCAAAATTAATATTGAATCCATTAGATGCTAAATCACCACCAAGTTCTGGTGATGTATCATCTACAACAGCTGCAATCCCACCTGTAGACGCTTGGAATGTAGGTGCAAGACCTGCACCTCTTGATGTTAAAACCTGTCCTGATGTTCCTTCTGAAATTCCTGCAAACCCACCAGCGCCATCATTTACTTGTGTTTGTCCAACTGTTCCTCCAGGAGTGCCACCGCCTCCGCCGCTATTGCTCCACGATAAACCACCATTACCATCTGTTGTAAGAACTTGACCATCTGTTCCTGCACCATTTGGAAATGTTAAAGTTGTATTTGATGTAATTGTATCAGGAGCTGCAATAGATAAATATTTTGCTTCGTTAACATTCTTACCATCTGTTAAACGAATTTCTCCTTTTTTGTCGTTAAGTCCTACTACGACCGGACCTGTGAATGCTGTGGTTTTTGTTGCCATAATAAAATATACTCCTATTTCAATTTTCGATCAAGTTTATACTGACCCCGTAGGTGTAGTTTCTTGATCTTCTCTGTTTACTTGCATGGCGGCGATTGTACCTTGTACTCTACCGGTAGTATTTTGTGTAAATACTAATTTATCCCCACCTTCTAGCACAAGTGGTCCTGTAAGTAAATTCAAATATTGACCTGCAGTTAAAGGGGTAGAGAACAATATTGTTGAACTCGCCACATAAGATCTTCCCGGTCCTCTATCTAGCCTAACTTCTATATTAATATCAGTAAAAGGCTCTGTATTATTTACATAAAAAGCATTGATAATTGAATGTGAATCTGTAGGGACTCCATATACTGTTTTCTCACTCGTTGTTGGAGTGAGATCATAAATCATATTTTTAAAACTTGTTGCCATATTTAACTCCTAATTATACCCAACCGCAATAGAATACCAGGTATTAAAATAGTTATATCCATATCCTGGCGTAGCTCCAGCTGGATAACCACCGTCTCCAAAATAAACATATGTTCTAGATATACCAGCAGGCGCATAGCCAACAAAAGCGCTATAACCACCATCTATTTTTATTTGATATCCAAGAGAATCATATCCTGGCTCAACACTTAAACCATAACCACTACCATTTACTACTGATACTTTTGTTCCTACAGCTGGTTCTACAGGAAGCCTAACTATATAAGGGTCTGGCAAATAACCTAATTCACTAACAAGATAACCTCTATTAGCTGCCGCTATAAATGTTCCCAACGGGCTACCAAAATCCAATTGACCTATTCTACTATAAGGCAGTCCTGCTCCTCCTGAACCTCCACCGCCAATAGTAGCTGATTCGGGGCCTGATGGTTTTGCAGGAGCATTACCTAAAAAATAAGATAATTGTTCTATTTCACTAAATATTTCACCTTGAGGTTTATATTGAGCGTTTATCTGTTGAACAATATTGTTAATTGATCTTACGATTTGTCTTTGATTGGCTACTTCATATTCGTTTGTAGGATCAGGAACTCTAGTTGTAATAGCCATTATCTTCTACCATCCGGTTGTATATCAATTCTAAGTGTACCATATCTCCAGTTTTCACCGTCTGCAAGACCAGGGTTTTCAATTTTTATACTTAAAAATCTACCTCTTGCTCTTGTATCTTTTTTATCTGTTGTTGATGTAACATCAAAAGAACTATATGTTGATGGTGTACCAGCATCTGATGGATATCTTTTTAATGTTAATGTAACTCTAGCTGTTCCAACTAAAGTTTTAAAATCTGGTATAAATCTTCTCATTGATAAAAAGAATTCACCATCACCCATTTGAGGGTTTGATATATCAAAATCAAATGATTCAATATTAGATGTAATTCTAGTTATACTACCATCTAAATTTTCTTGATCTACACCTTCTTCGTGTTTGTATAAAATAGTTTTGCCATATCCGTTTGGTGCTGCTGGCTCACCTATAACTTCTGGAAAATCTCCATTGGTAGCATTATCAAAACTTGTTGCAAAAGGTTTATCAAATACATTTGAATCAGCCCAAGAAGTTCTTGGTGTATTACCTGTATACCAAACACCTTCAGCAAAATTATATATTACATATCTATCATTATAATCAGATGATGCTGATGGGTAATCCCATCTTACTTCTGTAAATAAATTATTTACACCAGCATAGATCTGTTGACTTTGAGTTGTATCAATATCATCATAAACATAATCTTCTACAGAACAATCTACTGTTTTGACCGATCCATCATATTTAAAAAAACCTTTATCACTCATCCAAAAAGCGACACCATCAACTTCAACAACTGCATTCTGTCCAATTAATCCACAGTTAGTACCAACTTGTTCAAAACCAAATACAAAAGGTTGTCCGATGTGTCTCATTAAATATAAAGCATTATCTGTCCAAATAAGAATTGCTTCTTTAGATTTTATGGCACCTACTATTTTTGTACCATCTTGAATTCTTTGTGAACCGGCAGAGTTACCTGCAGTAATATCGTATGTGTTTATTTGTTCTTGTGATGAAAATCTGACAAACATATCGTCTTGTGTTGATGGAACACCAAGAGTTGTTTCTGTGCCCATGTGAATTAAATGTCTTGTTGTTGGTGATACCATACTAACTCTAGTATTTGTTGGATTCTGATCAGTTTCAAAACCTGTTGTTAATACAGACGCTCGCTGCCCGAGTGGGTTACCAGCGGCGGGATTCCATGTAAATGTTTTACCATTTAAAACCGTTGCAACTAATACCTGACCAAAGTTTGATAGTGACCATAAACCAGGAGGAGTGTTAACACCGTTTGTAGATGCAGCTTGTCCCCAGGCTTGTGAGCCATTCCAAACTCCTGTACCCCAACCAAATTGAAATTGTTGTATTTGATTACCGACAGTTTCTAATGGAATAACAGAACAACTTCCACCAGGTCCTGCATTACCTGTAGCATTGGCAACTGGTGTAACTGTAAATTCTGTATCTGATACAATTGTTTTTACTTCGTATAATTTATCTTCAAAATCAGAATCAGCATAACCTGTACCAACAGGTAAAGTTACGTTTTCAAACTCTACAATGTCTCCTACAGATAAACCGTTAATAGATGTTGTTGTAATAGTTACAACATTAGATCCTGAAACAGTTGTAAATGTACTATTTTTAAATTCATCAATTGTTAATGGAAAACCACTAGTTCTAAAAGGTGTAATGTCGTAAAAATTATCTTCGTAATAAATTAATAAAAACTTATCAGTTCCAATCGCTAAGTATTGATTGCCATCATTACCTCTAAATGGATGTAATTTTCTTGATACAGATGAAATACTTTCTCCGCCTTCTGCTTTCCAACCACCTACTTTTTCTGGTAATGAATATCTAAATCTAACGTTGTCACCACCCACATAACGAGCGACAGCTCCAACTTCAGAGTTTTGCTTATCGAAACCTGGTTTGATTTGCCATTTGCTAAGAGGCACTGGTCACCTCCTATATGTTATCCTTGTAAGCCCAGCCTACAGTCGCGTTTACATAAACCAAAGTAAAGTTTTGATTGTCTGTTGAAACATTTATTGATCCCGCTGAACCAGAAATATTTTCAACACCTGGATCTACTGTTAAGGCATTGACAGAATATTGTTGGCCACCATCAATAAAACTTACCTCTGATCCAACAGATGGACCTGTCGGTAAAGTAATTGTTAGTACACCACCAGTTGTATCACAAATAATTTGATCACCATCAACTGCAGTATAAGATGAAGTTGTTGATTTATAACCTTTAGTTAAAAGACCAGAACTTACATTTGTTCCATCAGAATATAATAATGCTTTACTTCCTACTGGTAAACTTACACCAGTTCCTGAAAAAGTTTTAATAGTTAATGTATAATGTGATGTTGATCTATCTGTTGCATCTTCTACAACAAATACTCTTTCTGATGAGTCAGGCATAGTTACAACTCTATTACCTGTTAACGTTCCCGTTAATTTAAAATATAAATTTTTACCATTTGATGTAGCACCATCAGTTAATACTAAGTTAACGTCTGCTCCACCTACAGCTAAACTTAAATAGCCACTCGCTGCTTGTTCCAAGATTTGTAGATTCGTGTTTGTGATGTTACCCCATAAACCAGCTTTTTCACCGGTTACCATGAGTTCTAGTTTTATATCATTTGAATAACTTGATGCCATATTTTATCCTATTCTCCTGGAGACGGAGAGTTAATAGCGGTTCTAATTGTACCGTCCATATACTCGTCTCTTCTTCTTCTACCTTGTTGTTCTATACCATATGTAGCCATACTTCTACCATAAGATTGTTCGTATAATTGTAACATATCTGTTGGTCCTTTTAAATAACCATAGGTTTCAGCTAAACATGCATATAATAATAAATCTGGATAATTGTTTGATACATATGTTGTAGTCGCGTCACTAGCTGTAATTGTGTCTGGTTGTTTGACATATGCAACGTGGCACACGTAAGCAGCATCGGGTGTCGGGGCTACAAAAATTGTAGTAGCATTTCTGTTAGAATAGTATCTTGGAATATTATTAGGCGCAGGAGATGCTGTACCTGGTGTATTGTAATATTCTTCCATAAAAGAAGTATCTCTGTATTCCAAAGCTTTTCTTACAGCTGGTGTTTCGTTTGTATCGTTAATGTAAATGTATCTTATAAATCTTGTATTTGTTGGTGTAGCAACTTCTCTATTGTTTGGAGTTAAAGTAATTGTATCGTAGAAACGAGCATCATCTGTATCTGTTTCTCTAAATATTCTAGCTTCAGCGTTCTTTACAATAGTTGTAAGAACAGTATTACTTAATACCGTATCATCTACTTCTGTATAACTTCTGATGTCTGATTTTAATTCTCCAAAATTCATAATTATGCCTTAAATACTACGGGTCCAGATGAACACTGTAAACCGCCTCCTTCTTTGGTTGTACTAGCTGTTGTTAAATTAGTAAAGTTAAAACTGTTAAAAACTGTAATTGTAGGTGGTTCTCCAGGGTTAAAAACTGTAGTGGGATTCATAGTAATTTCAAAAGATCCAAATACTTTTGCACCATTATTGTGTGTTCCAGCTGTTGTATTTGCTGGTGTTACACCTCTAAATGGAGCTGCGGTTCCTCTCACACAACCAGTTAAATCATTACCAGCTTTACCTGTGTATTGAATTGTTTCGTTTTGAAATAATAATGTTACAGGATTTATTTTTTCAATAAATATAAATCCAGCATTTGGAAAATTACTTGCATCATTTAAAGTTATTGTTGTAGCAATATCAGTAATTGCACCATTTAAGGTAGATTGTAATTGTATCGCTTCAACTGGTACGTTCGATACACCAGTTTTTAATTCATCAAAAACTACAAAATCTCCTGTTTTATAACCACTGTTTGGAAAACTACATGTTATTACAGCTGATCCTGCAGTTGTAGAAAACGGATTTTCAGGAAGTATATCAAAGGTTGGTGGCTCAGTTCTATCTGGTCTAGCGTTTTGTAAACCTTGTGGGTCACCAGGAGTTGGAATTGGATCTAGTTGTGGTTGCTTAGGTTCATATTCTGAAATATGTACAAAAGCTCCATTCCATTCTCTTACCATTTCATTATATGGAAACTGCATACCCGATCTATCGGAGATTGCTAATGCGTATCTACCTTTTGATAAATTAGTCATCTATTATATCTCCGGATAATAAGTTCTAGGTGTTACAAATAAACTAGAAGAAGATCCATCATTTTGTAATGCTCTTTGTAGTTCATCTTCATATAACATTTTTAAATCTTGCACTCTTTCAGGTTTGAATTTTAGAGCTAAATAGTATGCAAGTCCTGCAGTCATACATGGTACAAATCTATATGGCACATCCGCATCGTTTGTATATTTACCCACGTCATCAATTCTTTTAGCATAGTAATAATTAATTTTATTACCAGCTTCGTTTGGACCAGGAGTTAAGAATAAAGTTATTGTTACTCTATCAATAAATCTTTGTACAAAATATTGAGTTGGTGTTCCTTTTGCTGATTTACTTGCAAAGGATTGATAAACAGATCTATTTACTTTTGTTAATGGAAAATCAATGTTTTCTGCATTTCTGTATGAAGCTTCTAAAACATCGTCAACTCCATAAATAGCATTTGCATCAGAAGTACCATCAGATGTTGATCTAAACATTGTATAAACAGCTTGACCATCTACCAAGATTAAATCATTATTTGCGATTTCCCAATAATGAAGACCTCTGTTGGCCCACTCTTGAAACATGATATTCAATGATCTTCTTGCAGAGCTTAACTGTTGACCGGTTACACCAGTCATAGCTATTCTCTCATAGGATTCATGAACTATTTCATCTATCGAAAACCCTTTTTCAAAGGTTGTTGTTCCTGAAGTAGTGTTAGCCACTTAGACCTCCTACTTATCAAATAACAGAGTCGCTGCTGCTATATTAGTAAATAAGGTTACTTCAATTCCACCAGGAAATAAAACTCCGTCTTCCGGTATGTTAAATGCAAATACATCAGTATTAGGTATGTCTATATCAAAAAGAACTGTAGCATCAGTAGCGTCTGAAAAAGTAATTCTTCCAGCTCCACCACCATCAGAGGCAACACTTATTCCTCTAAGTCTAGTTCTTCCAGTAAATACAACACCTGTTGCTGTTACTCGTTGGGCAAATACATCTGATTTAAAACTCATATTTTTTCTCCTTCAATTTGATTATGCTCCTCCAGGATTGACATTAACTGTCATACTGTAAATAATACTATCTGCAGTTCCATCATTCACTGAAAAATTAAAACTAGCGTAAGGACTACCATTTCCACCAGCATCTGTAAAAATAAAGTTACCTGCATTAATATCAGCTGTAGTTATGTTTTGACCTAAAGTTACAGCAACGCCATCCAATGATAATGTTCCCGTACCTGGTAAAGATTCAACAGAAACATGAACCATAGTATCACCATCTCCGTCGTTGTAATTAAAGTCACTAACATTAAATGTATAAGGACCAGTTCCTTCCGTATACGTAACTGTGCTGTTAGCTGCAGTTGGTGGTAAGTTTGCTTGTCCAGCTGAAGCATTATCTTCTCTTGGCGGTTGTGTTTTATATGGGTGTGATACAGGCAATTGGCTTTGTAAACCATATTTATATGCTAAATAACCTTCACATTTTTGAATAAATTCTTCTGAATCTGTAAAACCATTAGTTGCACATTGAGCTAAAACACACTCTCCTACCGAACCACCCATGTTTTTACCACCGGCTGCGGCAGTCATAAGTTCAAAACGTACACTATTACCCATATTATTAGTATAATCAGTTCTTATACCAACCTGAGTTCCATCCATTCTAATTCTAACAGTGTTATCACTACTACTTAAATCAGTAACAAGTATGTGTGGACCAGAATAAGGATTACCAGAAAAATCAATGTTGTTTCCTATACCTAAATCATTTGAGTTAAATTTACCATCAAACTGAGTAGAGTTACTTGTTTGTACTTGTGCAATTCTACCGTCACCGTCTAACATGTTCCATAGAGTGTCATTGTTTTTATCAACTGTTCCTATGTCTACTAATTGAATTATAGTCCAGTTACCATTTTTTGGTACACCAACACTAAATCTAGTAACAGAAGATAAGTTTTGACCACCTGATCCTGAGAAAGTAAGAGCAGGTACACCGTTAATACTTCCTCCAGTATTTGGGCCAGAACCAGAACCTTGAAGGTTCCATTTACCACCGGCAACTAAATTGTTCCAAGATGTAACTGCTGTTCCAGCTGTTACTATAGAAGAGGCAACATCAGCTCTCCACCATCCTTGTAAAGGAGAAAGTTCGGCTCCAAATCTTTCGTTCGTATCTGGTAACCAAAGGTTTTGTCCTACGTTTCTTATTCCAAATTGTAACTTTTTATCTATCATAATTTATTCTCCTTAATTTATTAGTTAATTATTGTTTAAGATTATTGATAATCTTTACCAATGTTTGCTAATAAATTAGTTCCATCATTATAGACAGTTACAACATCAATGTCGCCTGCTGATAATGAAAGATCAGGGAATCCACCTGGAAAAATACAACCAGTAAACGCACCTGTACGTCCACCTGTTCCATCTTGAGTTATTGTGATAACTAAGTTTCCACCTGTTGGAAAGTTAGTAATATTGAAAGTTGCGTTGTCTGCTAGCGTAACTGCAAACTGACTTCCTGTTGAATAGTCTACTTCAATCGTTGCTGCAGATGGTAATGTTACAACTGGATCTTCAGGGTCAATATCTCCAAAACTTAAAGCTCCTGCTCCGTTAGTAACTAACGCTTGACCTGCAGTACCGTCTAAAGCAGGTAATGTAAAGCTTACGTCAGCAGCTGTTGCTGTCGATGCTTTTAAAGAAACTAATTTTCCGTTAGTAGAGTTAAGTAATTTAAACTCTCCATCAGTTCCTTGTGACGTAGTTGTTTGTTCTTTTCCAGCTATTACTGGTCCTGTAAATGTAGTTCTTGCCATAATTTTATCCTCCTAGTTTTTAAACACAGTCTCTAGGCCGTCGACTATACGCGTCTGTGTTTTTATAAATGTATAGTGTGATTTTTATACAACAGTTTTAAGTAGAGTGCAAGAGATCCCGTAGTGTGGATTGGATTTTTCCAACGATGTAGCTTTTTA